TTTGATATAAATCTTATCGGAGAATTCAAACGTCGATATTTCCGCACGTGTCAAGCGGAAGAAGGCCGTCAATTTGCGAGCGTCAGAACTGTAAAGTTCATTCACGAAGGGACGCCAATATTTAAAATAAAGCGTATTCACGGGGTTAGCCTCTATAATATGGAAGGGGCGTTCAAATCCGAAGCTCAAATCCTCGTCAGTAACCGTAGCCTCTAAGTCCGAATATTGAGAAAAAGCCGGATACCTTATGCTCGTCGTTGCGGCTGAATTCGCGTCGTTGTAGTAATATATCGTTCCGTTTTCCTGCCCGTTCCAAAAAGCCAACCGCGGGAGCGGGTCTTTAATTCGCTTGTCTGGTTGATCGGTGTCAACCAACATCCGGTGAACCGCGTATTGAGTTCCCGGAATGTACGAAGCAACGTGAGGGGCGAAGGGACTTCTTATCTCTTTCGTCCCTGAAGCGAAATCGTTCTCCGGATCATCTACTCGATACCTCCCGTAAACTCGAGAAGCGTTTTTGAAAACCAAATCATTCACAAGGTCTTTCCCGTTGGAGTGAGTCCAATCGTACGTGCGTGATTGAAGGTCGGTAGTCGGGACTATGGAGATATCCTTCGAGAGGTCTATCTTGTTCGTCCAATCCTTTGCCGTACCCGAAGCGAGGTAAGATTTCAACGGCTCGATATAGAGCTTTTTGGGGTTGTTTCTGTCCGGGATGAATACGAGGTTAAACATCTTTTGAAGCCCCGACACGAAGTCGATTTGCTTCATAGCCGGCATATTGCGTTCCACGTCTACCGTTTGCCCCGAAGTCGGGTCAGTAATATTCAAAACCTGAAACCATGTGCTTTGGGGGGAAATTGTGTTATCGCCGTCGAGGTTTAAAACGTGGCCGCCGTTTGCCATCTCGTAGTAAATCTTCACAGCGTCGCCCGCATTTAAGAGTATCGGATCGCTTGTGAAGTTGTGAACTTGATCGTTGAATACCGCCCCGGGGTAATTGTCTAATATTTGCCATACCGTTTGAGAAGGGCTTACGCTCGTCTTTTCAAGCCATACATCAAAGGCGTGCGTCGTGTCATTTGTTCGCCCGAAGAGGTTGATTCGAAAGGTATAGTAAGCCCGGAAGGGTGCGGTAAAGGTCGAGCCTCCAGAGAAATTCCCGCCCGTATCGTAAAAAGGAGTTGATTCGCTCCACGCCGTTATAGCTGCCCCGGGGTTGTGGGCAGAGAGTCCGGTAAGGTCGGCACTTAATCCAACAAGCATCGTTTCCGATTGCGGCGGAATATCGTCGCCCGAAGTAGCATCGTAACCAATTACCGCTCTTTGCCCGTTATTGAGCAACAGATACAAATCGGGAATCTCTTCGAACCCCGTGTTTCCGCTGAAGAAGTCGCTTTCCATCGTGTAACCCGCAGCCGAAAGAATCTCTTCCATGAGTTTCGAGGCTCGGAAATACGGTGTGAAGTCACCATGTTCCAAAGGGTTGCTTGAACTCCAAATGTTGTCGTTTTGATTAGCGAACCAGTTCTGCCCCTTATCCGGTAATCCGTAACGAATCGCCCCACTCGATAAACTACCCGGGACACCCCAGCTCCCAACGATATTCGTAGCGTTTAGGGTATGATCATAAGAGGAAAGATTTAAGTCCGAAAGCATCGCGTCCCCAATATCTCGAGAGAGGTTCGCCGTTTCTCCGAAGAAGACGAGTTCCACGTCTGCGTATTTCCCTTTTTGGACGTATATCGCCTTGACCTGAACAAACCCCCGCATGAGCGGGATCGTGTTGTAAGTAAGTTCTGCTTCGGCTTTCGTCTTTGGATTCCAAGTCGGGATAAGTCCGAACTCATTCACCGCCCCGAAATAGTCTTGATTCTGTTTCGTAAGGGGTACGCGGAAGGTCTGCGAGAAATTCGAAGAAGCGGCATTTATCTCCTGGAGGTTCGAAAACTGATAGGAGAGGTTAACCGGCTCGTTCTGGTAAAGCTCGATTTCATTCCCTTCGATCGTGAGTCTTAACATCGGATGATTTGAGCGAGTTCAACATTAAACGAGGTAACGAATACCTTCGAGACGGTTTCTTCTTCGATTTGCATCGAGTTGGTCTGAATCGTTACCGGCAACCAAGTGCCTCCGACTTTTGCCATTACGTTCTTACTTCTCATGCAGTATTGAAGGAGCGTGAGTTCCTCAATCGTGAGAATGCCGTTAAGTTGGTACTGTTCTTTCGCTTCGAGTTGATACGGCTTGATTTCGCGATCGTTGCTCGCGAAGGTGTATTCATCCGTATTGTATGTGCCCAAAATTTTTCGATACGTCTTCTCTTCGCGCGTGAGCGTCTTTTGCTTCTTGCCGTTAAATTTGAGGTAATCCCACCCCCCTACGGTATTCGCCCACGCGATTCGGACGACTTCATTTTTATACCCCGTGCATTTGTTGTAGATGCGGAGCTTGTTGCCTTTCTCAGCGAATATAGAATCCGTTGGGCGCACTTCATAATACCCCCACCCTCCCGTAACGGCTTCGAGAGCCGTCTTTAAAGCCGTAATCGAAGAGGGGTAGCAATACGCATAAGTAAGCGATCCGGGAACGTATGTCGATTGAGTAAAGTTTGAATTCGCTTGATACGTGCCGTTCGTGCTGTCAATTGAGTAATCAATCGCGGAGCCTTGTTGAACGCCCGAAGCGTTGTAGATATATATCCGCATATTCACTACGGTGCTCCCGGTGTCGTCGGTATTTATGAAGGCGGCTGTCCCATCGTCGTCTATATCTGCGTATAGGGTAATGATGTTGTTCTCTGGTACGCGATCGGTGAGCCAAAATTTTCGGGTCGTCCCTGTTCCGTAATATGCCGAAAAGCTCGGGAGGTATCCGTCCCTCACTTGGAAATGCCCGTCAATGAGCCAAATATTTAGGCTGTCTTGATTAAGAGATTCCGTACTCCCGTCCCATTCCCCAATCTTCACGGTGTAGAGTTTAACACCCTTCTCCGCTTTTGTATAGAATTTATTGTTGAGGGAATGAATCGTTGAAGCGAGCCCGAATTTCTTGGAGTCTACTTCTACGCGCCCCCTCACGACTTCGGCCAAATTAAAGTGAGCGTATTCCTCGGGATTGGGTGTGAGGTAGAGTTTCGCGATTTCAACCCCGTTCTCCTCTACTTGGATAATGAAACGAAACGCAGCGGGAAGGGGGGAGGTTTGCGAAGACATCGTATATACCAAAGGCTGCCCCGCTGGTAGCCACGTCTCATCGGGTGCGTAAGTGAAAGAAGCCATTTATTTAACGGTTATATTTCCGAGTTTCAACTTGAATTTGTCCTTTATATCCTCCGCTACGGCTTCCCCGAGTTTCTTGTCGAAGCGTTTTGAGACGGCTGTAAAGGCTTTCTCATAGAACCGAAGTCCGACGATTCCCTTACGTTTGACGGCTCGCCCAATTGCAAAGGCGAGGGAGTTCATGTTGCTCTCTGTCTGCTTCTTGAACCTTCCTTTTTTATCTCGCAGTTTGATCCCTTTCGCTTTAATCCACGGAATGAAGACCGAAGAAGGGGGTTGTTTGCGGAAGTTGAAGAAGGGGCTTTTCTGGTTCTTCTGAGTGCCATTGACGCCCCAATGAAGGAAAGGGGCGTGCTTCACTTTAGAGCCGAACGTTACCTCTCGAATCTCATTCCCACGAACGCGAATCTTGTAATTCAGTGAACGCTTGAGTTCTCCCGTAGCTACTCCGTAATTTTTATTCTTGCCGATCCTTCGCCCTCCGATATGCCTTCGGGCGGATTTGACTACCTCTTCTGCAAAGAGTAGAATTACGTCGTTAAGGTTCTTCATATCCCCGCACGTTCAGCGGCTCGGGTGCAGTGATTCTCTTCGATGCTGTCGAGGATACCTACGAGCCAAATACCGACCTTCGATAAAGTCTTCTCCCGGAGGTTCGCCCCCAAGACGGCGGAAACGGAATGCGCACCAAAGGGAACGCCTCCTCGCTTCGTTAGAAGCCCTGTAAGGAACTTTGATGCCATAACCGATACCACCTTACTCAAAGAGTGAAAGAAGCCGTATATGAGCCTCCAAATAGCTGTGAACATATCTTCGGCACATTCGAAGAACGT